CATTAATTCAAAACTTTCTCCATTTGTCAATCTAATTCCATCTGCTGTAGTTGTACCACTTTGAGTAATATGTAGCTGGGAAGATGGCTGACCACCTATTCCAAGCCTATCTGTATTTAAAAATAATGGAGAAGTAACTCCTGTGCTATCATCTGAATGAACAATTTGAATTGCATTGCTACCATTACCAGCTACTAATGTATCCGTATTACCATTTAACTTTAAAAGCGATTTATAACTACTCGCTACTGTTGAACCTTTTAAACTTGCCATAATAAATCCTTTATATAATATCTTCCCATTTACGATGTTCGTTTTGCCATAAATCAGTTATGCTACCCCAAAGATCTCTTACCTTACCTGCAATAGCTGCAGTTGCAGTTGCGATACTTGTAATAGCTACTGATATACCTAATTTCATATTAACCTATGTAAGCTATTACTGTTCCAGAGGTAAGGTCTATTTCTGTCCATCTTCCAAAAATAGTTAAGCCTTGTGGGAATGTATTACTTGCATCTATTTGAGCACCACCTGATCCTTGTGAAATAGTTTCAGATCCATCTGATTCATCATGTGCTGCCGCTTGTGTATTTGGATATAAATCTGAATCTTCTGCCACTAAACCACCACTAGCATCAAATACAGAATCTTCTAAAAATGTGATTGCTACAAATACAGAGTCTGTTGGTGGACTTGCTGCAGCCGTTGTATCTATAAACATAGATCCTACTTGTCCAGCACCAATATTACCTGCTTCTACTACTGTATATTTTTGTTTTCCTCCAGCCATCTTGTTTCTCCTTCTTATGCCTTACCGAGCTTGACTATTCTCATGGGCATGTTGATTAAAATTTTTTATGCTACGTCATCTAATATTGCAGCTATTGTACATCTAACAGTTCCAGTAGATGTAGCAGCATGAATATCAGCAGCGTTTAAACCGTCTTTAAACTTTAAATTAATAGCTTCACCTGCACCAATTTCTAAAACATCTCCTACTGATGCTGCATCTCCAGCATCTAAACATATATATACTTTAGCAGATGTAGATGTAGAACCATCCGTAGTTCCACTATTTTTCAAAAATAAATACTTTACATGATCGTTAATAGTTGTTGTACCGCCTTCTGTAAAAGCTGTTCCATTTGCTATTAAATCAGCACTGCTTCCTGTAATATCTCTTGATGCACTATACACCCATTTATCATTAGCATCTGCTTTTGCATATTCTAACTTTCCACCTAAAGTTTGTTTTATATCGTGATGAATTACATCTACTGAATCAGAATCGGAATCAGCAGTTACAGTAACGACTGGAGTCATTGAGACTGCTCCTCTAGCGGTATCTGCCATACTTAACCTCTTTGTTGCTGTGGCATATCACCACGTATTAATAATTGTAAACCTTGATTGTATTCAGCTTTTAACTGATTATACTGACCTTGCTTCCACTGATAATCAATATTATGCTTTTGTATTTTTGCATTATAATTTTGGACATCAGAACTAAATTTTTGCAGAATAGCTCCTACTTCAGCTTGATAATCTTGAACTTCTGCAGAGTATTTATCTAATGTAGATCTATACTCTTGAACATCTTTTTGAAAATTATTTATAGCGTTTTGCAGATTTAACTGAACGTCTTTATCTAAATTTGATTTACGTGCATTAAACTCTTGTTGCACATTCTGAATAGCAACTTGAATACTTTTTTGAAACTCTTGCTGTTTACGTTGTATGTCTTCTTGATAAGCAACATTAGCATCATTAAATACATTCAATTGATTTTGTATATTTGCCTGATATTCTGCTATTTGAGCATTAATCTCCTGTATTTTTGCACTAGCTAATTCAACATCTTCATCTGTAGATATAAATGTATCCACAGTCGTAAATGAAGGAGTTGCAACAGGAGGACTATATACTGGTGCAGTTTGTGTTAAAGCTGCCATATCACTTACTGCAACTAATGATTGCACCATGTCGTTTACACTTGCATTGCTATAGGTAAAAGATGGTGCAGATGGAGTTGCTGGTGATACAGGTAAATTTGGCTCTGATATATCTGTAGGCAAACTAGATGTTTTATCGGCCATCAATCTTTGCAAACATCGCACAGATGCACCTAATACAATTAGACTTACTGCTTCTTCTGGAAAATTAATAGCTGAACTATCACTTTGTACAATAGCAGTACTACCATCTGATGTAGGTACATTAGGAACATAATGCAACACACCAGATGTTTCATTGTTACTTGATAATCCAATAATATATATTTTTGCACCTTCTAGGTAATAAACTGGATCTGTATCGCTACCAGCATATATTGAACTATCATCTTTAAATTTTGCTTTGCTTGTAGGAGGAATTTCTCTAGCGACTAAATCATCTTTATCTACTCCTAGTATTTTTTTATCTCTAACTGTTAAGCCAGAAGAGGTTACATCTGCCGTTTTGGATACTTTTAATAAATCTTTAATTGGCAATACTTGAACAATTTCTCTTCCAACATCTTGAATAGAGGTTGTAATTAATGTATCGTCCCCAACTGAACCTATTAAATCTTCTATTTCTGTTTTAAATGACATTAGAAATCGTATTGCCTTATGTGATACCCAGAACCATCTTTGCGTTTATTTGCAAATTTCTTGCCTTCTCGTATACACATTTCCCATTGGTTATTAAAATATTGAGCTACTTGTAATGTTTGAGGATTTAGCTCATATCCTTTAGCAATAGCATACGTAGCTAAAGCATCATGAAATTCTGAAGGTATTGCAGGAGATTCATCCATTCTAATTCCACCTGAACCATCCCCACCTGTAGTTCTTACAAAATCTTCGTCTAATTTGACAAAATACAATGTTAATTGTTTTACTTCGCTAGGAGAGATATAATCTGTGCTTGTGTCTGTATCAGATGTTTTTGCGATCCCTAGCTGATCTCTATCAATCCACCAAACGTTTTTTAAAGCACTTCTTCTTGCATCTACACTCATGTTAAATCCGCTTTTTCTGGTTTACCAACTAATCGTTTTATTTCATAACCATCGTAATCCACTCGTGTTATTTCAGATATAGTAGAATCAATAGTTGTTAAGCTATAGTACCTTTGATCTGCAACTGTATTTGTAGTTGCTGTACCAGTAAGTATTCTGGTTTTCCTACAAAACTCATCCAATGCTTTATTTAAAAAAATACGTATTTGTGTTTCTCCTAAATTTGGATGATGCTGTTTAACCGTTTCTATTAATTGTTTTTGTGTCATTTAATTTTTAAAGGTTTCTTTAAAGCATCTATTACTGATCTAAACATGGATTTCTTTTTCTTTTTTTTAAGAATCATCCTTTTTGTACTACCTGTTCTATTTGCATTTGTTAACATTTCTTATCCAATGTCAGGGGAGCATAAAGCTCCCCCAACTTGTTTTGTTTATTAACTGATTGTAATACCAGCAGCAACTTTTCCAAGTCCGCCAACGATATAATAATTTGTACCATCAGATACTAATTTTATATAATCGCCTGCTACTGCTTGACCATCTACAAATGTAATAGTTGTATCACTACCATCACTTGTATCAGCAACATCATCAGCCGCACCTGCACTTACTGATCCTAGTATTGCACCAGAAGGAGCTACAATTGTATAGCTTGCACCAGACGGAGCAGCTTTTACAATAAATGTACCTTCCCATCCTGTATTGCTAGGAGCAGGTAAAGTAGTTGCAAATTCAGTTGCTGAATTAAGCATAAACACTTTACCGCTATCGGCATTGCTTAATGTTGAGGCTTCAGTCAGTTCTTTAACACCTGCACTTGAACCACCTATATAAGGTCTAGCCATAATAAGCCTCCTTACGCTGTGATTTTAAACAAGTGATGACTTTCAATTAGCTGTATACCAACACCTTCATCAGACATGTATTGATCTTTAACACCGTCAAAAGCATTATCGGTCTTAATGTTTGTCTGATACATATATGGACGATAGACTGCATGAAATAGATTTTCATCAGATACAACTGCCATGTACTTGTTATAAGGCCCACGTAATGCTGGAGTTGGAATCAACTGCAACATACCATGAGGTGTTTCAAGTACTCTATAGTTAAACCCAAGAGAATCACGTTTCATGTCTCCAAGCTGAACTGTCCAACCAGAGTTGCCAGCTATGCCTGAAGAACCAGCCATTTTAGACCAGTAACCTAAAGCACCAGCTCCAACAAAAGCACGTTTCACACCTGCTTCTGGGATATACTGGAATACTTTTTCCATGTCATCTACGAAGTTTGAATACCCATATGAACTATCTACAGTAAATACGTTTTGTGCATCATGTGTAGAAGTAGAATTACCATACTTTTCTAAAGCAGAAATAATTCCATATGTAGTTCTTATTAAGTTTCCGTCTGAATCACTTCTTCCACCATCAGCTAATACTCCTTCATTTGGATCAGATCCTAAATTTCCTGCATCATAAGAGGCATCTCCAAGACCAGTTCCACCAACTCTTTGACCAAACAAGAATGCTTTTTCTTTTTGCATTTTGTGTTCTTGAGCTTTCATTCTACGAAGTCTAGCTAGTTCAGATGATTCTCCCCTAAGTACCGCTGCTTCTAAAGTACCAGTAACTTGAAGTGGGGTTTTAAAGATCTGACAAGAATTGTAAACAACATCTAGCTCATCTGCCCATGCTTCAGGAGCTGAACTACCTTCACCATGTGCATTACCAATAACCATGTAATAATCATTATCAACAAGATCGTAGTCACTTCCACTTTCTGTGCTAATAATTTTTACTTTAATTTCATCAGCATCGACTGCAGAAGAAATAACTGCTGTTGCTTTTTTACTGTCCTTTGCAGCGTTCCATATTTCAACTACAAGGCCTAAGTAACTGCTATCCACAGAACTTGCTAAACCTTGTATGTTATCAATATTAAGTGCTGCACTTTCCGTTCCATTTGCTGCCAAAGTAGCGGTTTCACCAGCATTCTGAAACTCTTGTTTTACCCAAGGATTACGATGTTCAAACATCTTAAAAACTGGGTCTGGGACATTTCGCATTTCCTGATTACTAATCATGGTAGTAAAAGGGGCAACGTCTGTCCATAGCT